GGCAGCGACAATGCCGGTCGAGCTCGAGGTACCCACCTGCGCAGTGAACTGTGCGGCGCCATCGTTGACGATGTAGCCTTCGACCGTATTCGTACTAGCGACATCAGAACCGGGCCAGTAGTTAGACCACGTGGTTCGTTTCTGTGCGACGGACGTGTATTTGCAACCGAGGAAGACGCCTGCAATGGCGGTCGTACCAGGACCCGGGCCCGTGGTAATACCCGCCAGCGTGCCGTCTGCCGTTAGACGAAATACAGGATCGCCGTAGAAAATATTTGCCGTGTTGTAATTGATGATTCCCGGAACCTGTTCGTAGGTCGGGGAAGAACCAGTGCCTCGGCGTTGGCTAAAGCCGAAGGGTGCGAACGTGTTTGCCACGACGAGACTCCTGATCGGAGGTCGTCACGCGCTACCGGAGCCGGTCGAACCTGAAAAACTTAAATCTTGGACCCAGGCCCAAGGGATGAATGGAGTTAACCACTACTCGGATATGATTGTCAAACTTTCAATGTGATATCCACCGCTTTCGACAAAACACGTTCGGCAAAACACATGCGCAAGCATATGCGGGCGCTTTTCACAGTTAGCGCACAGAACAAATATCACAAAGCTGACCTCTAATCCTTCGGAATCGGAATCGCTTCGTACGATTTTTTGACGTTTACTAACGTGGATCCCTTGTTATCTCGTTCGAATTGCCCAGTCGGAACACCTGTCAATTGCGCTTCTTTTTGTCGCACCTGAGCGCGAGCTGCGCGAAAGTCACGTGCTTTGGCTTCCTCAGTGATTTCGAGTGGTCGCTCCATCAGAATTTGACCATCGCGTTCAATGTGAGCACCTTTCCATCCATCTGGCATCATTTGCGGATGGCGAGTCACCGGAACGGCTTCCCATCCTTTACGTGCGAGCGATACTTCATACGATGGATTGGGTTGTCCAAGCACCAAATGATTTTTCCATTCGTACGACCAGCCATCCGGAATTAGACGTTTATCAATGAAAAATTTATCGACACCATCATCCTCAATACCAATGTGCTCGCGCAATTCCGCAGCACGTCGCGCAGCTCTAACACGCGGATCTTCCTCACGATACGTCGGCTGAGATGGGATCGAATCCGTTTCGTCCGGCGGCAATGCTGCAACGGCAGCCGACATCGGATGTAGTGGAGGGCGTCCCCGGCGGCGGGGTAGTTCCTGAGACTCTTCGCCAATCATCGGATCTTCGGTGTTCAATTTAACCGTCCTTCTTTCTTCAATGCCATTTTAGCGCGAGCATAGTCCTGTTCGGGATTCTTGGAATCCGGAAAATTCATGTGCGCCATTTCAACTTCCATGGCCGATAGTGTAACCACATTCGGCCGATTGCCAGCGCCGTTGCCGGAGCGCGTGACTGGCGCAGCTGCAGGCGCAACTCGGCGCACGGGCTTCGCAGCATCCTTCATAGGATCAATTTCGATTTCTGCGACCACGGGATCCTCTTTGACTAGATCCAATGTCTTCTCTATTGATTGAAAGTAGTCATCCGAATCGGCTTTATAGCCGCGCGCCATGGCGAGTTCGTGCGCAGCGAGCATTTCGCGGTTCTTTTTCTGATCGCGCACATATTCAGGATGCGCTCGCACCCAATCTGCTGATTTCGGTGAGAGTTGCGATGCGAATTGATCGACAACATCAACTTGCGGCCTCGGCGATGGCTTCGGCGCCTTTTCGAGCCGTTGTTTGCCGTCTTCGAGCGTCATCAGACGTGCGGCGTTCGTCGCCATCTCGCGTTGCACCTTTGCGGCAGCACCATAGTCCTGCGCGGTCAGCGCTTCAGCATATCTCTGCTCGAGCGTGTCACTTGACTGGGTCAAACTCGCAATTGCGCTCGTAATCATGTCCAGTT